ACTTTAGCGATCTATTCTAGGAAAAGAATTGGATCCATTAACACTCTTTGCATTAGCCAATGGGGCAGTCTCAGCTGTCAAGGCTGGTTGCAAACTTTATAAAGATATAAAGGGTGCTGCTGGTGATGTTAAAGAAGTTCTAAAAGATTTAGACAACCAATTCCACAAATTACACCCACCAGAAAGACCTGCCACTGTAGCGCAGAAAAATTCCTACATAGAAGAAAAAAATCGTGTAGTAGAATTAAACAAAAAAGCCAACTCTGGTGAACATACAAGTATCTACGCAGAGATTGGTGAACATCTTGGCGCATACTACGATAATCTACATAAGTGTATTGCGATATTTGAAGAGGAAGAAAGAAAAAGCAAAACTCAAATTTATACAGGCGATGCCTCTTTAGGTAAACGTGCTTTACAGCGTGTTCTAATGCGTAAACAATTAGAACAGATGGGTACTGAGTTACAAGAAATAATGATTTATCAAAGTCCGCCAGAGTTAGGGGCACTATGGAGTGAAGTGAATGATATGATGAAGAACATGGGAGAACAGCAAAAAGTTCTTATCATTTCACAGATGAAAAAGAAAGAAATTGATGATAAAAGAAGAGAAGCTAGAATAAGAAAAATCAATGAGCAAGCGATATATGGCGTATCTATTATGATTGTTATTTTTACTATGGCATTTTTGTTTATGTGGGTTGCTTGGGATCGTCAACAAAAATATCCTCAGTATGGAAATGAAATTTTCCCAAAGACTGAGAAACAACGAAGAGAAGAAGCAGAACCAAAAATATATGTTGGAAGATAAACAAAATGCATTTATTGATAAATATAGAAAAACATTACAATAATAGGGAGATTATATGGCAGAAGTAAAACAACTATCTCGTTCAGAGCGTGAAGCACAAATCAAAGACAAAGCAGGTATTGTTATCTGCGTTTTAGCAGCATTGCTAGCAATTAATACTTTGGTTGGTGGCTCTAATTCTAGCAAAATTCTAAACAATACTATCGAAGCAAACAATACATGGGCATTTTATCAAGCCAAATCTATCAAACAATCTCTTGCTGAGGGACAACTAGAAAATGCTAAGGATCCTAAAAAGATTAGAGAATTAGCAGCCAAAATTGAACGCTATGAATCTGATCCTAAAACAGGTGAAGGTAAAAAAGAACTAATGGCGAAGGCAAGAGCATTGGAAGCTGAGAGATCCGTTGCTAAAGCAAGATCTCCTTGGTATACCTATGCTGGTTCTTTGTTTCAAATTGCAATTGTTTTACTAACAGCATCAATCTTAGCAGTCAATACTAGATTATATTCTGCGAGTAAAATAGTAGGGCTTGTCGCTGCATTAATGATGTCACAAGCCTTGTGGTTATGGATTCCAATAACACTATAATAAATGGAGTTTTAAAATGGCAGAAGAAGTTAAAAAAGACGAAGACTGGATGCAGAAAAAATGGCGTCCAGCAATGGGTTGGATGTATATGGTCGTTTGTATGATGGATATGGTCGTGTTTCCAGTTGCATGGTCATTGTTACAAACAATTACTCATACACCCATTACACAATGGAATCCACTAACACTACAAGGTGCTGGACTGTTTCACCTAGCAATGGGTGCTGTATTGGGTATTGCAGCATTTGGTAGAACGCAAGAGAAACTTGCAGGAACCGCAACAAATGCACCAACACCATCCTTACCATCAAGCATGCCAACAGCACCTAGCGTACCTGCGCCAATGCCAATGGCACCAAAACCAGTACCAATGGCACCACCTCCAGCACCATCAATGGACTTATTGCCAGACGATCCACCGACACGCAACACTAGAAACGACTGATGAAATACCGCACGATATTCATAAGTGATGTTCACTTAGGTACTCGTGATTGCCAAGCAGATAAGTTAAATAACTTTCTAAAACATAACACCTGCGAGACTCTATATCTCGTGGGTGATATCATTGATGCTTGGAAAATACAACAGAACAAGTGGCGATGGAAACAAAGCCATACTAATGTTGTCCGCAGAATACTTGGTCATGCTAAACGTGGAACCAAGGTCATTTATGTAGCAGGTAATCATGATGAATTCTTAAGACCGATGATCCCATACGGATTCTCTTTCGGTCTGATTGAAATACAAAATCAAACAGAGCATGTTGGTGTAAATGGAAAAAGATATCTTATCACACATGGTGATTTATTTGATGGTATTACTCGCCTTGCTCCTTGGCTTGCATTTCTTGGTGATAAACTATATGATTTAGTTCTTGAATGGAACTCTACATTCAATTGGTTTCGCCATAAACTTGGGTTTGGATATTGGTCACTATCTAAATACTTAAAACATAAAGTTAAGAAAGCATCTGACTTTATGTTTCAATTTGAAACTAATCTTGCAAAATATTGTAAAAAGCGTGGTTTCGATGGTGTTATATGTGGACACATACATCATGCAGAGATAAAAGAAATTGATGGTGTTACATATATGAACGATGGCGACTGGGTTGAGTCTTGTACTGCCCTCGTTGAACATCACGATGGTCGTTGGGAGATAGTTACTTGGACTAAGGAGAAGGATGATGTGGATAATGATATTAATAGCGGTGAACTTAAACAATCCGCAAGATCAACCAGGAAGAGTAGAGTTGATGTTTCCAACTCAGCAGAGTTGTGAAGAAGCTAAATCAACAATGAAGTATAATTTAAGATCAAAGAGTTTTAAGATGGTGGCAGAATGCAAGAAACAAACCTAAGCGACAAAATTACAATTATAATTCCTTGTAAGAATGAGGAAACATACATTGCACATTTGTTAATGCATCTGCGCCAGCAAGAGATAGGTAACACCAGAATTATTATCGCTGACTGCTCTACTGATAATACAAGAGAAGTCATTCAAATAATGAAAGGCGAACTGAATGTTGAAGTTATTGAAGGTGGTCCAGTTTCTATCGCCAAGAACAATGGAGCAAAACTTGTAACAACTCCATATATTCTATTCATCGATGCTGATGTTCGTTTCTTCAGTGACACAGTTATCCGTGATGCAGTTGATCAATTAGAAACTAATAACCTAGATCTTGTTGGATTATATGCGAAGTGTTATGATGATGACTTCCGTGCACAAATTGGGTTTATGATATTTAATGGTATCAATAGAATTATGCAATACAAAGTTCCATTCGCTGTTGGTGCTTTTATGCTAACTCGAAGAGATAGGTTTGAAGAATATGGTGGGTTTGCTGCAAAGTATGGAACCAGTGAAGACTTTTTCTTATCTAAACGATACGATGTTAAGAAATTCAAATTGGTGAATCACTATTTTGGACAGGACAGTAGAAGATTCCAGATAATGGGTTACTTCGGTATGGCATGGTATCTAATAAAGAACTTTTGGAACAGAAATAACGATGCATATTGGAACAGGGTAGACTACTCTAAGTACTGGAACAGATAACCCCAAGACTTGTAAGGTTATTCCCTCCCCGAGACCCCTGTAGATACAGGGGTTTTTATTTCCAGAAAGTGCTTGTCTTTAATTGCAGTCTGGGGTATAATAACTGTATGAAAATTGAAAAGGAAGTGAAATGAAATATCGTGTTATTGTGAATGGTGTATCTTTTTATACATCAGGTGCAGCTATCAAGCGTGGTGTTGGTGATTCTGTTGGGGTGAATGCAGCAGTTCGTCAGTTGTTTGAATGCATGTTTAATGCAGTGGGTGTTTCGTCAACGATGACAGTCTATGACCACAAGATGAATCGTACTTCTTATAATGTTCAAATTTCAAAGGTATAATTATGAGTAAAATGGCACAGTTATCGATGGAAATTAATGACTTGATTGAACAAGGTATGTCTGTTAAATTTATTGCAGTTAAACTTGGAATTCCATTCCAGATGGTTCAAGATGCGTTTGACAATCGTGAAAATTTGGAATTGGAAAAACAATACCAGTATTTGTCGTATGCCGATGAATGCGCAAATAATGATGCTCAATATTATGGAGAACAGTCATGAATATGATTATTGAAGAAAATAATACAGTTGAATATAAAGGCGAGGTGTTTGATCGTACTCATGGAAGTCCTTTCGATCGTGGTGCTGCTGACAGTCACTACCATCGTCCACTAGAACCACATTGGTACCCAGAAGGCACTTACACTGGTGATCGTGTAGAAGCAAAAGATATGCATGGGATTCAGTTGCGTGCTTACGCTATGGGTTATGAATTTAATGAAAGATTTGGAGATAAAAAGAGTTATGAATAAATTTGCAGCAATGAAACAAAAGAATGCGATTGACAGTGAGATTCTCTTGATCACTCAAGAGGAATGTGCTGAAGTTACGCAAGCGATAAGTAAGGTGTTCAGGTTCGGTATGGAAGATGAACACAAAGGACAAACGAATCGAGAGCACTTGGAAGAAGAAATTGGTGACTTGATGTGTATGATTGACTTGCTGATTGATAATGGTATCGTTAGTGAGTCTGCAGTGATGACTGCTAAAGCAGAGAAGTTGAATAAACTTATGACATGGTCTGGGATTTTTAAGGAAGCAGCATGATTCAAATAGAAAACCTAACCGAGTATCAGGTGGAGATGCTAGACCATATGTGGTCTCTGGACTCAGTGGAAGAATATGAGGAATGGTATAATCTATTGGATGACGAAGACCAGCGTCTTGCAGACACCCTGCAACGAATGATTATTCTTGCAGAAATGGATTATCTGATGGGTGACTGTAATGATGCAAAACAACTATTAAAGAAATTTGCCTTGTAAGGAAAGATCGTGTATAATAAACGAATGAAACCTAGAGATCCAGTAGCGAAGGATTTGCGCACTCCCAAATACCGCATGCGTGTAGTTGAGAGTAAGGTTCAGTACATTCGTCAACCAAAACACAGAAAGGCAGACCATGGACTTGGAATATGAACTTTATCGAGAAGGTTTAACGAGGACAATAACAATCAAAGAGCATAATATTAATAGATCTTATGCAACAATAGAATTCACATTAAAGAATAAACTTGTCGATCAAAATGGCAAAGTTATTATTGATGGTGGTCATACTTGTTTCTTTGATCCAAAAGAATTCACAGAGTTCTTTACACCAATTATTAATGAATTGAAAGTGAGATTAGATAATGCAGACAGTATTCAAAACGGATAAAGAATTCGAAGAATTTAAAACATGGACTCTAGGAGTACTCCACGATGAAAGCATCAAAGACTTGTGCGTTACTTTTACCAAAAAAGATGGTACACTTAGAGATATGCGATGCACTCTCAGTGAAGGACGAATTCCGACAGACAAGCAACCCAAAACCGAAGGAACCAGTAGCAAGGATTCTGGATCCGCAGTACGTGTCTTCGATATCGAAAAACAAGAATGGAGATCCTTCCGCTGGGACTCCGTAACGAAAGTGAGTTTTGAATTATGAAAATTTTAATTTTATTGGCAATCGTTATTGCAGTGGCAATCATTATGCCGATTGCAACTATTTGGTCACTAAATGCATTATTCCCTGCATTGGCAATCCCATTGACAATTGATACATGGATGGCCACATTGATTCTTAGTGGAATCGTTAGTGGCAGTTCTGGTTTTACATACAGAGGTAACAAATGAACTACGCATTAACACCTGAACAGAAGAAAGATTTGCAAGGTGCTATTCAAGAAATTAGCAACTCAATGCTTCGTACTGAAGCAGAACGAGATCTCATTCGTGAGATCGTTAAAGAACAATCTGATACATTGCAAATTCCAAAGAAAGTTATTTCCAAGATTGCAAAGACTTACCACAAACAGAATCTAGCACAGGAAGTTGCAGACCACGAGGACTTCGTGGAACTATACGAGAAAATCACTGCAAAATAGTGCTTGACATTAATTGCGAATTGCGGTATAATAGATATTATATTATGGAGGTTACAAACCTATGGCTGTGAATACTGCAAAACGACGTGCAAAGAATAATGCTATTCTGTTGTCACAAAAGAAATTTGAACCAACAATTGACCAGATTGATTTTACAACCAGTCTGAGTCGTGCGTTGGGTTACTACTCAGTGAACACCAGTTCAAAAGAACAGAAGATGTTTACGATTGAGTTCTTTTCAAAGAAAGAGCCCAAGATTGCTAAACAACTTAAGAAACTCCCCGACTACAAATTTGCGACATTTGGATCGTTGTGTCGTCTCATGTCAAATGAGCAGACAGACTTAAAACAATTGTCTTCATACAGTCCATTCTTCACGAACAAGTTGAAAGAATTGATCGCTGATGCTTCAAAATATATTGAAGAAGTGGAAGTTGTGAAAGCACCAACTAATGTAATCTCCATTCAAGAACGAATGGAAGAAAAAGCCAGAGAACATGCTGGTGAATTCGAAGGTGCAATTGACGAGTGGATTGTTACTAGAGGTAAGAGTAACTTCTCTGCCAAGAATTATCTACTGACTCACGAAGTCGGTGCACCCATTGCTAAACGAATTGGTGAATTGTTCGTTGGAACAGCACAGGAATTACGAGAAGCACTGGATGGTGATGATGAACAACTCACTGAGGGTTATTCATACCTAACACGACGAGAACTCAAGAAGTTTGCTGAGTTTGTTGAAGAAATCATTGCTGACTGCCAACAACAAGTGCAGACTGCTAAAGCGAATCGTGCACCACGAAAGCGTAAGCCACAACCACCAAGTAAAGTGGTTGCCAAGATGAAGTATATGAAAGAATTTGCTGACTTGAATCTTAAGTCAATCAAACCAGAGACGATTGTTGGATCGTCTGAAGTATGGGTATACAACACGAAGTATCGTAAGGTAACTGTTTATAAAGCAATCAATGATGTGCTCACAGTTAAGGGTACTACAATTATCGGATTCGATATCAAAGAATCCAAAACACAGATGCTACGTAAACCAGATGTATTCTTTAAAGGATTGGCACTAGGTAAGCGAGCATTGAATGGCGCAATGAAACTATTGACCACTACGGTAACTGTACCGAATGGTCGTGTGAATGAAGAATGTATTTTGCTGGGAGCATTTTAATATGATATTAGTTGATTATAGTCAGGTGGCACTTGCAGCTATCCTTACTTTCCAGCGTGAGTTGAAGGGGACAGAGTCCGAAGTGAAGAATCTTATTCGTCATGTGACTTTGTCTACCCTCAAGTCATACAAGAAAAAATATGGTAAAGACTATGGAGAGTTAGTCATCTGTTGCGATGGTCGTAAG